GGTGAACAGGCATACTCATTCAATTTCAATACCGATTTTGATGTTTCCGACTATTTCGATGAGTTTGGCTTTCCCGCAACCGAACTATTTTTATATGCACAATATAAGAATGCTTCGATTCCAACTGAAAATTTTTCATTCACAAGATGGTCGGTAACAGGAGTTCCAAGCAAAATTTTATTTACGCCAATAACGTTTAATATTGGTGATTTTGTCAGAACAAGCATTAATGAAAACATTGGTGATTTAATTGAATACTCAAAAGCATTATTCCTTCAGGAACAATTTTCACCACAAACATATTATATCTCAACACCATATTTGGACGGATATACGATAAAAAGATTACAATGGAAATATAATCCGTTTATTCCACTAAGATTAAGATATTTTACTGAGCAAGCATACGGTGCTAATATAAGCGGTACTTCATACGAACAAACTTCATCAATACCAGCATACGCAACAGAGTATCCAACAGGAGGAACTGGTAATTATGTGTGGAGAAACATATTGGAACAAGGATATATTGACCCTTTGACTGAAATTGGTGTGGACTATCCGTTTGTAAACAAGAAAAGATATTTGTTTTCAACAATTGTACTTGATATCGTTCCAGATTTAAATGACGCAAATACTCTTGCAGTATTTAGCCAGCTTAAATTTGGCGCACCAACAGAAATTAATACAACACCCGTTGTAGATGATATTAATAATATTGGAAAGCCATGTCGTTAATGAAAGAAACCATAAGACTTAGAAATCAAGAAATAAACCTGAAAATCAGATTGGGTTTACATGATGCGTTTACTGGTTTTCAACAGGAAATTGATAATTTAACGACAATAACCACAAACGATTTAATCAATCCAGTTACTGACACCGAAGTGCGTAGATTTAAGCATGCAATCAATGATGCAACAACGCTTAATTTCTCATTTTATAACAGTACTTTGGATTCATATGGTATTAATTTTACGATTCCGGGATTTACAAGTGTTGAGCTTATCAATAAATCACTCAGCGCACAGAATAGTTTTTTTATCTTAGAATACTACGATTCATATGATATTTATGAACAAAATAAAATATTTACAACATATTTGGCAAAAATTGGTAACAGTCCAACTTATTTAATAAGTCCAACATCTAATAGTGAGCTTTATCGTTGGTATATTCCGATATCATATATTAATTCACAAACAGGTGCTACTGTAACAGGATACACTAAATTCAGTTTTTATAATGCAAAAATTGGCAAGCTTCACGTCTTCTACAATCAAGATAATGAATCAGAAGGGACTTCGCTAAGAATGTATTTTAAAACAAAGTTGAATTTAGCAAACAATACTTGGGAAATCCAAACACCGTCATTTGCATCATCGCTTACATTAAATGCAAAAGAGTTGAAATATACCACATATCAACAATATACTGATAGGGTTAATGATACAATTGAAAACTTTGAGAATCTTGCCCAAGATTATCCAAGCGGTAATACATTCAACTATCTTAATGGAAAATATTACACAATATAACCAATTTTTGGTTGTCTTGTTGTTTTAACTATTTCGAATTCTTTTTCATCCTGAATAAAACCAAGGATTTTGAGAGCATATTTTGATACAAAAAATCTGTCACCATCAATATTTTCAATTGGATTAGCTTCAGCAAAACCTTCAAAATGCAATGGCATTGGTGAACCTTTAATGAAAAGATATTCTTGACGGGACGCAAAATTTCTCAACACTTGTTCATCATATTGATTAACATCAACACGGTATTTGGTAAACAATGCTACTTCATAGATTAAATCAACGTTCACGGGTTCGGGCATTTTAAACTGTAAGTATATTACTTCACCATTATCCAATATTGGAACGTTCATATATCTGAACTTACGTGGTTGTGGAATACGATATTTGTTACCAATACGTGTGCCGGGTTGTTTGTCAATACGTCTAACTGTAATGTATGGAGTGGGAACGTTTTTATCGTTATCCATAAACTTCCAAGTCTTAGAAAATTCTCCCCAACGGTCATTATCAAGATAAAATGTTGGAACTAATTTATTGTCAATTGTTAATTGCATTCCGTCACGATTGACATAATCAAAAAGTGCTTGGTCTAAATCTTCGAGTTCAATAGTTCTTGGCAAATACTTTGTTTTGGTATCTGTTTGGCGCATTAACTCTTCAATTCTGTCCATGCCGTATTTAAGATATTCAGTACCAACCTTTGGGGGATTGGTATCAAGTGTCAATTTAACTTTTTTCGGAAGTGACATATAATCATTTTTCTATAAATACTCTTGCACTTTAAATCTTAATTCATTATATTTGCCTACTTAATTGATTTAAAATGTTAGTAGAGCGTAAAGAAGTTTTAAATGAAGATGGTAGCGTGGGGTATATTGAAGCCATCTTTGATTCAGACAACATCCTAAAAACAACATATTTTCATCAAGCACAGCGACTTTATATTGCTTTTAATAGAGGCGGTACATACTCATATGAGAATGTTTCTCCTGACATGTATCAGCAATTCGAAAATGCTGAATCTCAGGGCAAATTCTTTCATCAAAACATAAGGAATAATACAAAATATCCTTATCGTAAAGAATTTACTCTTTACCCGACAGAAATTGCTGAAGCAAAACAAATAATCGAAGAAAATAAAATTGAGGAAGATGAATAATTTTGAAGAAAATCAAAATGTTGTTGAATTATTCAGACAAGCATTGAAATTTTATGCTGAAAAAAGTAATTATGATGCAAAACATCCAATTAATAACACACTATTCTCCCAAATTGAAATGGATAATGGCGCACAAGCCAGATTTGCACTTGAAAAAGCAGAGGAATTAGAAAATTTATCCAAAACAATTGAAGATGAATTTGTAAAAAACGTCACAAGTGCTATTGAAAGAGGCGATGAAGCAGATAAAATAATGGGAATGATTGAGGATTTTAAAAAATTGGGAGAATGAAGATAACTACATTTAGTGAATACCAAAAAGAAGCAAATTTTCTTAAAATTTCTTTGGATAAATTTCTCGAAGAGCATCCAGATACACCAGAAGACGTTAAATTATTGCTTGCAGTAGCATATGATGGTTTGGGTCTTGGTGAAGCGGGTGAAGTTCAAGGAAAAATCAAAAAAATCATCAGAGACAATGGTGGGTATATAAGTGCTGAAGCGAAAAAAGAAATTTCTCTTGAAATTGGAGATGTAATGTGGTATTTGGCTTCACTTTGTGATAATCTTGGTTTATCTTTAGAGCAAGTAGCACAAGAAAATATAGAAAAACTTAAATCTCGAAGAGATAGAGGTACTTTACAGGGTAATGGAGATTATAGATAATGAGGATTTTTAGAAAAATATTATTGGGTTTATTGTTATTTTCAATAACACCGAGTATTTATTCTAAAAATGATAATACTATGACAAATAAAACTTGTTTAACTTGTGGAACGCCATTTCAAGTAATTGATAGTCGTGGTGATAAAGCAAAATATTGCTCAAAAGCATGTGCAAATGTTAAATTGTGTGGTGAAAAAAATACCGTTTGCACTGAATGTGGTAAAACATTTCATTTAAAAGAATCATCAAAAAGAAGATATAAAAGGACACAAGGTTATTTCTGTTCAACGAAATGCGTTGCGGAATATAGAAGAAAAGCATATTTGGGTGAAAATAATCCAAATTTTAGAAATGCTGAAAGAAACAATGGATATTTATTGGATAGATTGCCTAAGTTTGGAAGAATTAAATTACATCATAAGGTAGTTTTTGAGTATCTTAACATTAACGAAATACCGAATAATTATTGTGTTCATCATAGAGATTGTGAGATTAATAATAATTCGGAAGAAAATTTAGTATTGATTACATGGAGTGACCATAGATGGTTACATAAAAATTTTGGAAATGCAACATTATGGGCATTTTGTAATAATAAAATTTCGTTGGAAGATTTATGTACTTGGTGTAAAAATCCCGAAAAAGCAAAAAAATTATTGACATTAAATATAATAAAACAAAAAGAAATTGGATACGCAAATTGTTAAAATTAAATACGTCCACCCCAACGCAAAAACACCAATAAAAACAATTGAAACGGATGCTTGCTATGATGTTTTTGCTGTAAGTCGAGAAGATATGGGTGATGGCAGAATTAAATATGGACTTGGGTTTGCATTGGAATTGCCTGAATTTACACAACTCGATTTAAGACCAAGAAGTTCGATACACAAAACAGGGTTAATATTAAGTAATTGTATTGGTACTGGTGATGAAGATTATCGTGGCGAATATCAAGCAATTTTTTATCATATAATACCAACATTATCGCCATATAATGTTGGCGATAGAATATTACAAATACAGTTGAGAAATAGAAAAAACATAAATTTTATTGAAGCCGAAGAACTTTCTAAAACTGAACGTGGTGAGGGTGGTTTTGGAAGCACAGGTTCGATTTAAAAGTAAATATAGATACATAATATGGAAGAATTTGATTTAAAAGATGTTAATCAAAGGGGACTTTTGGATGGACAAGGTCCTAACGTTTATTTGTATTATAAAGGCACTGAAAGTGTTACAATTACTTCGGGTGCAAGATGGTATACCAGATTTTGGTATATGATTAGCAATCCATTCCGTTATCTATTTGTAGGTAGATGGAAATTTTAAACATAAATAACTTTATTTAAAAACATTTGATTATGAAGGGTACAACTGGAATCAAAATCAGAAGGGAAAACGCTAAAAAACTCCTTGAAGCACAACTCAAACGTGGCACGAAACGTGAAAAAATAAACGGTAGGACTACCGACAACTTCATTCCGCTTACCAATGCGGATATTGCACGTATCAATCGTGAAATTGAAGCGTTGAATAATCCGAAAAAGAAAAATAAAGCAGCGTGAAACAATATTTAAACTTATTGGGTGACATCATTAATTATGGTGTTGAAAAAGAATCCGGTAGAGCAAATATGCCAAACACGATTGGCATATCTAAAGGTGAAATAAAAATGAATCTTCAGGAAGGGTTTCCACTTCTTACCACGAAGAAAATGTTTCTCAGGGGAATTATCGAAGAATTATTGTGGTTCTTGGCTGGTGATACCAATATTAAAAGACTTGTCGATAAAGACGTAAATATTTGGAACGGTGATGCTTATCGTTGGTATTTAAAATACTGCGATGGAATGGGAATCAAAGAAGAAGAAAGATTTTCAATGGATGAATTTATTGAAACAATTAAAGCAGGTCATTTGGATAGATTTAAAAGGGGTTCTACTGGTGTACCTGATTCTTTACTTGGTTCAGTTGTGTTTACATATCGTTTGGGTGATTTGGGTAAGGTATATGGCTATCAATGGCGCAATCAAAATGGTGTTGACCAGATAAAGGAAATTATTGACGGATTAAAATCTAATCCATATAGCCGTTATCATATTCTTGATGGTTGGAATAAGGCTGACTTCAAAGATATGGCACTTCCACCATGTCATTTACTTTATCAGTTTATTGTAAGACCACTTGCAGCAATTGAAAGGGAAGATTATTACGCTAAAATTCATGGTTTTACTGAAGAACAGCGTTGGGAAATGAACCCTAATGCTACTGATGAAGACGTGCATAAGATTATGGATGAAGCTGGCATACCAAGATTTTATCTTGACTTGAATATGTATCAGCGTTCGTGTGACACATTCTTGGGAGTACCATTTAATGTTGCCAGCATGTCAATTCTTCTTATGATTTTGGCAAAAGTGGCTAATATGCTTCCCGGTGTTGCAACATGGATTGGCGGTGATACACATTTATATGTTAATCACGTACCAATGGTTATGGAACAGCTTGGCAGAGAACCATTCCCGCTTCCAACATTGAAAATCAATAAAGAACTCAATTCTTTGGAAGATATTCTAACACTAACTTTCGAAGATTTTGAGTTGATTGGAT